TCTTTTCTGCAAGCAAAGCCCCTATCCCAGCTAAAACACAAGAAGTTGAAGAGATAGAAGCGATCAATAGATTTATAAGAAGTGAACGACAACAGAAATCAGGGGGTGGACGTATTGGATTTAAAGTAGGTAATCCTTCAAAAAAAGAATTAGAAATAGCTCAAAAAGTTTATGCAAAAAAACCTGAATTTAAAGGTAAGGCTGGTTTAGATCTTTGGGAAGCAATAGGTGCAAAAAAAAGATCAAAAATAAGAGAGGGCACGGTAACAGGCGAAACTGTTGGAATGGGTAAAATTAAAAAAAATCAGTTAGGTAAAGATGACTTTATAAAGTTAGCAAATAAACATAAAGGTAAAACTTTTAAAAAATTTGCTGAAATACTTACAGGTTATAAAACAAGAGATGGTAAAAATTTTACAACTCAAAATATTTCTGAAAGATTAAGCAACTATAATTTAAAAAATTTTTTTAAAAGAGATCCAGCAAAAGGAGTTTCTAATGAAGTAAAAGCTGCAGCAGATAAAAAAAGAAAAGCTAGTTTATTGGAAAGTGATACTACTGGAGCAGGAGGAACAAAAAAATTTAATTATCATCACATAACTCAAATTGAAGGTGGAGTGCCATTAACAACAGATGATGTCATGATTATTAATCAACAAATAAATTCTAAAATAGGTGGTAAATATAATGAAGCATTAAATAGAATATCAGCTGCTATTAGAAAAAATAATAGACTAGCGTTAGAGGCAATGAATAATAAACAAGAAGGACTTGCTTTGGATTACATGAAAAGGTCTGATGAACTTAATGCTCAAGCAGAAAAAATTGTAAACAGTGCAATTGATGACTTACCAAAAAAATATAAAAATTATGTAGGATTTAAACAATTTACATTACCAAGAGATGAATATGGTTTGCCAATTCAAAAAGAACCAATGATTGTTAAAAAAATTGGTGGCATGCCAGTGTCAAAAGATGCAATAGACCTAACTACTTTAACTAAAAAAGGTGATGCAGAATTTAAAAAAATAGTTAAAGCTCAGGCAGAAAGAGGTGAAATTGGTCCTATTAAAATACAAGCTAATATTTTAAAAAAAATGGGTTTTAAATGTAAGTTTGCAGGATCAAACGGTGGACTTGGTAGCTGTGATGACCCAGCTTCTTATGTTGATGATATTAATAAAACAAGATCAGATCTTAATTCAAGTGATGTTGCAGTTAGAGCTGCCGCAAATGCAAAATTAAGTAAAGGTTTACAAGTTGCAAAAACATTACCAACGATAGGTAAATTTTTAAGACGTGTAGGTCAAGCAACAGTGGGTGGTGTATCAAAAGCTTTACAAATAACAGGTTTTGGAACTCCTGTTGGTCTTGCGATAGAAGGAATGGTTGAAGGTGGTATTTATGATTATTACCGAGGACAAGGATATACTCATGATCAAGCATATCAAGAAACATTTTTTCCAGGTATGTTTTCAGGTAGACCTGAAGGTGTGCCGTGGTACGGGGGTGCTGAATCAATGTTAGAAAAAGAATTAACAGAGGTAAGAGAAAAGCCAACAGTTTTAGAGGATGGTACAATAGTACCAGGAAAAATTATTGAAGGTGCTGTTAGTGATCCTAAAATTTTACAATATCAACAAGCATTAAAAGACCAAGAACAAGTGTTTGATGCGTTTGGTAGAAAAGAACAAGGACTACAAGCATCAAGAAAAGATATTACAGATGCAGCCTCTGCTGATATTCAAGATCTAAACAGATCTGGAACAATAAGTAGTATAAATAGAATTATGAACCCTGAGAGCATGGCATCACAGGCATATCAAACAGCTCTTGAAAATCAAGCAGGTGCACAAGATAGAAGAGCTAGAGATTACAAAGCTGAAAATTATGTGCAAAAAGAGCTAAGTGATTTTGAAGAAAAAAAACTTCAAAAGAAAAGAAACAAAGACATGTTACAAATGTTTCCACCACCAACAGTGGATACAGTTAGAGATGCTTACACGGATGCTGGGTATGGAGATTCTTTAAAATTTTTCACAGCTCAAGATTATAAGGACGAAATAAAACGTTTTGATGATTTGAACAAACAAAGTTATTTTGCAGATAATTTTAGATTAGAAAAAGCAGTAGGTGGTATAGCTAAAATAGCTGGTGTAGATCAAGGCCCACCACCAGAATCAGGACCTAATCCACAAGGGTTGCCAGGTCTATTAAAACGTGTTAGAAACTACTAGGAGTAATAAATGGCAGATATAGATAAAGGACTCCCGAACACTAGAAACAAACTTGAGATTCCTTCAGAAGAGGAATTACAAGACGTTGCTGTTCAGGAAGAAAACGTAGAAGAATTAAAAGGACCAGTTGAAGTTATCCCAGAAGAAGATGGTGGAGCAACTATTGATTATGAACCAGGTGCAATTAATATACCTGGCACAGAAGCACACTTTGATAACCTAGCAGATATTTTACCTGATGATGTTACAGAACCAATTGGAAATGAAATGGTTCAAAATTACATGGACTATAAGTCATCAAGAAAAGAATGGGAAAGTGCATATACAACTGGATTAGATTTATTAGGTTTTAAATATGAAAATAGAACTGAACCTTTTCAAGGAGCTTCAGGTGCAACTCACCCGGTATTAGCAGAAGCTGTAACTCAGTTTCAAGCTCAAGCTTACAAAGAATTATTACCAAGTGATGGACCTGTAAGAACACAAATTATTGGAATTAAAAATCCTGCAACAGAACAACAATCTCAACGTGTTAAAGATTACATGAATTATTTAATCATGGACACGATGAAAGAATATGAATCAGAATTTGATTCTATGTTATTTCATTTACCACTTGCAGGATCTACATTTAAAAAAGTTTACTACGACGTACCTCTTGGAAGAGTGGTATCGAAGTTTGTACCAGCGGATGAATTAATTGTACCGTATACGGCTACCTCATTAGACGATGCGGAAGCAGTTATTCATACCGTGAAAATTTCTGAAAACGAATTAAGAAAACAACAAGTTAATGGATTTTATAAAGACATTGACTTAGGTCCTCCAGGAACAGATTCTAATGGAGAGTTATCTAAAAAAGAACGTGAACTAGAAGGAACTAAAAAGACAGGTAAGAACGAACCTGTTTATACGTTACTTGAATGTCATGTTAATTTAGATTTAGAAGGTTTTGAAGAGGTTGGTGAAAATGGTGAACCAACAGGAATAAAATTACCTTACATCGTAACAGTCGAAGAAGGTAGTAGATCAGTTCTTTCTATAAGAAGGAACTATGCGCCCAATGATCTAAAGAAAAATAAAATCCAATATTTTGTCCACTTCAAGTTTCTGCCAGGACTAGGATTTTATGGCTTTGGACTCATTCACATGATTGGCGGATTGAGTCGTAC